TGGACAGACTTAAAGCCATTGGAAACGGACAAGTTCCACAAGTGGCTGGAATTGCATGGGAACTGCTTAAAGAACGATTAGATGGATCAACAAACTCATAAACATCGTTGCGCTGTTCGCCAGCTCATCATTTGGCGAAAACAATGGGGTTTAAAGAAATTTAGGGAATATTTATACAGATACAAACTGCCTGTAGAAGTATTAAAAGACTTTGAGGATCAATGGTCAAAAGGTAATAAAGATGGTGAAAAAGGAGAATGGAAGTGAATTTAGACAAATTGGATGAAAACAGGGTTGAAATGGCATTGATGAAATTGGCTGAAAGCAATGAACTCCATGCTGCTTTAGGCGGACAAGTGAATTACCTTGCAGAGGGCATTAAACAAGCCAAGGCTCATGCGTTTCTATTGGCTGAAGGCGGAGTATCGGAAAGAGAGCAAAAAGCCATAGCAAGCGAAAGATATGCTCAAGCCCTAGATGCTCATTTACAGGCTTATGTGCAATTTAAGAAAATAGACAATGAGCGCCAACATGAACAGCGCATTATTGACATTTGGAGAACTTTATCAAGCAATCGCAGACAAGGAGCAATTTAATGAAAGACTTTAGCCTTCCCTACTTAAACGCAAAACGACTTTTAGAGGAATATTACAGAGCTGCCATTGCTCAAAACAAAGATGAAGTTAGAAGAATAGCTAATGAATTGGTGGAAGTTGCTCTAAAACTAGAAGATATTTCGCATGAATCATTTGAGAATTAAAAAGTTTGACCAGCAACTCCATGACAAATACGATCCGCCAGCTCGTAAGGCCGTAGCGGATTGGATTGAAATGAAATGGGGTTTACAGGCTTTGGATAATCCTGATATTTACGGCACAGACCTAATTGTTTACAGGAAAGGGATGCCAGTTGGCTTTGCTGAAGTAGAAGTCCGCCAATGGAATCCATACTGCCCATTTGAAACAATCCATGTTCCTGCAAGAAAAAAGCATATGCTAGAAACTCCTAAAACGCTATTTTTTGCATTAACTCAAGATATGACTCATGCCTACTGGATTAAAGGCTCAACTGCTTTGGCTTTTCCTTATTGGGAATTAGAAGATGATACAAAACATGAGCTTTACTATGATGTTCCTAAAAACCTTTTTAAATTTGTTGATTTGACTGAACCTTTTTAATGACAAAAGCAGAAAAACTACATTACGACAAGGTTGCCAGGCTTGGTTGCATACTATGTAGGCAGTTGCAAGTCAAAGAAATAAACGACTCTCCAACTGAGATTCATCATGTAAGGCGCTATGGCGGTAAGCGTAGCCAAGCTCCTGTAATTGGGCTTTGCGCCTATCATCATCGGCTTGGAGATAATAGTTACCATGCTTTAGGAGCTAAAGGCTTTGAAAGGTATTGGGGAATAAGCCCTGAAGAATTAGTTGAAAAAGTGAAAGAGTTATTAAATGATTGATCCATTCAAAATTATTGAACCTACAGTAATTAGTTTTTCAGGTGGAAGAACTAGCGGATATATGCTTTGGCGCATACTGCAATCAAATAATGGCCTTCCTGATGATGCGATTGTTACTTTTGCAAACACAGGCAAAGAAGATGAGGCAACTCTTAAATTTGTAAAAGACTGCGAAGATAATTGGGGTGTAAAAATTCATTGGATTGAATTTATTCCTGATCAGCCTGGCTTTAAAACAGTTAATTTTGATACTGCAAGCCGTAATGGAGAGCCATTTGAGGCTTTAATTGTAAAAAAGAATTATTTACCTAATCCAGTTACAAGATTTTGCACAATAGAATTAAAAATCAGAGCAATTCATAAATATTTAAAATCTTTGGGCTGGAAACATAATGAAAATATGGATTGGGTTGGAATTAGGGCTGATGAACCAAGAAGGGCTATGAAAATGGCTAGAGAAAGAGTTCCTCTTTATACGGCTGGAATTACTGCTGCTGATGTTGGTAAGTTTTGGAAAGAACAGCCATTTGATCTTGGTTTACCTAATTTCAATGGTAAAACTTATCATGGGAATTGCGATTTGTGTTTTTTAAAGGGTTATCCACAAACTTTAAGCCTTATTGCAGAAAAGCCTGAAAGGGCTGTTTGGTGGGCGAAAATGGAAGCATTAGCATTAGCATTAGCATCTAGACCTGATGGCGCAAAATTTAGAAAAGATCGGCCCAGTTATCAAAAAATGATGCAATACACGATGGATCAGGATGATATGTTTACAGTTGATGAAGAATCTATTCCATGTTTTTGTGGGGATTGAGTGAGCAAATACGCTAGAAGGGTTGATGTAAACCAATCAGATATTGTTAAGGTTTTTAAAGACCTTGGATGCTCAGTCTTTGACACTAGCCGAGTTGCTGGTGGGTTTCCTGATTTGTTAGTGGGTAAAAACAAAAAGACTGTATTGGTTGAAATCAAATCATCAGAGAAAGCAAAATTTACAACTGCTCAAGAGCTTTTTATGATGACATGGAGAGGCTCAACTGTAGTTCGGATTAATGATATTGATGGCGCAATTAGATTGGTCAAGGTGCTTGACAATACCAATCAATAAGGCAAAATGTAGGCTCAAATCCCATTTCTATAGGAGAAATAACATGGGCAAAATGGATTCTATGAAGGGTATTCCTTCAGTAACTGGTGCTAAAGCTCCTGCTGGCGCTACTTCTTCAGACAAAACTGGTGAGCGCATGGAGCGTAAAACTGGTGGTGTAGCAATGGGCAAGCAAGATGCTGTAGGCAAAGACAAGCTATTCAATACTGGCAAGACTGCTGGTATCTGCTATGAGCATAAGCGTGGCGATTGCTGCTAAATAAGGCGAAATGCCCTAGCGTGAAGGTCTAGGGCATCTCTAACCAAAACAACTAACCTGGGGAGTTGTATGGCTGTAGTAAATTCTAAAGATGGTTGCAGTTCTTGTATATATTTCCTATCAACTGGAAATGACTTTATAGGATCATGCAGAAGATTCCCTACTTACCAAAACCGACATGGTTCGGAATGGTGTGGGGAATTTGTCATTGTTCCGCCAAATCCAGTATTTGAAGCATTGGTTCAGGATATTGAAATGACTGTTCAAATCGCTGAAGATGCCAAGGAAAAGCGCAAAAAGGTCATTGAGGAAGCTGGCAAAGTAGAGCCAAAAGCCAAAGGCAGACCTAAAAAGGTGGTGGCATGAAGCTCAAACCATTAGCCGATAAGATTGTTGTAAAGCCTGATACTAGGGAACTTAGCTCCATTATCTTTGTTGAAAACAAGGAAAAGGACAATATGGGGACTGTAGTAGCCGTAGGCCCTGGCAAAGTGATCAATGGTCGCAGACAAGAAATGCCTGTAGAAGTTGGCGCTTATGTCCGATTTGGCACTATGAGCGATAGCGCAGATAACGAATATCTCAAGTATTTTGAATATTTTGAGGATGGAGAGCGTTATTTGGTGATGAGTTGGCAAGATGTCTGCTTCATGGAGGAGCGCAATGTTTAACTGGATCAAGAACCTATTTAGACCAAAACCAACAATTCAAGATGCTTTTCTTGAGGATGATATTGAGAAAATGCTCCAAGAAGTCCGCAAAAAGCCCAAAAGACCTAGGCTTTACAAGCAATCAACTGTCGTAACTACTGGCGAATTGCCAAAAGGAGAGAAGAAGATGGCAACTAAACCTGGCTTATATGCCAATATCCATGCAAAACAAGAGCGTATTGAGAAGCAAAAGGCATCAGGCGCTAAGAAAGTAGAAACCATGCGTAAGCCTGGCACTAAAGGCGCTCCAACTGCCGAAGCCTTCAAACAAGCTGCTAAAACTGCAAAGAAGAAGTAATCATGGCTACTAAAAAACATGACAAACCAATCCCTAAAATTACCAAGGGAAAAGACAAAACTTACAATCCTACTGAAAAAGGCGCTGGCATGACTGCCAAAGGTAGGGCTGAATACAATGCCAAGAACAATGCAAACCTAAAGCCTCCTGCTCCAAATCCTAAGACAAAGGCTGATGCTGGTCGCAAAGCCTCCTTTTGTGCAAGGATGGAAGGAGTTGTAAAGAACGCTAAAGGCCCAGCCGAAAGAGCAAAAGCATCCCTTAAAAACTGGGGTTGCAAGTAAAAGTTAGCTAATCATTAGGCGAAAACGAAAGCTGGAGTTAGGCTGTAAAGAAAGCCCAATGTTGATAGTTGTAGTGAGTAGCCAATTTTTTTAAAGGAAAAACCATGACAATTACCCTAAAAGACCTATCAATTCAAGATGTTGAGTTTATGATTGCTGCCCTATCTAAAGGCGAATATAGCCTTGTAGCTCCAGTAATTGACAAGATTAAAGTTCAAGCCATTCCCCAGGCTCATGCCATTGTTCAAGCTGAAGCAGATGCAAAAGCTCAAGAATTGGTAGAGAATGGCGAAAAGGCAACTGAAAGCAAATAATGACTTCTCCTAATGTATATCTACCTTATCCATACCCTCAGAACCTTGATGAGCTAAAAGAGGATATTCAGGCATTGGTAAATCAACCTGAAGTTCCTCAAGAGCTGCAAGACGAAGTTCTCAATGCAGAAAATAGCCCTCAAGTCCAAGCTGAAGTAGATGAGGCAGAAGCTAACTCGGATTCAATGGCAAATGAGTGATTCAAATAATCCTGTAGGCAGACCTACTGCATATGACCCTTCTTTTTGTGAGAAGGCAATTGAGCTTGGAACTAAGGGTAAATCCCTAGAACAAATCTCAGGTGCATTAGGTGTTACCTACAGAACTTTATGCCGTTGGAGAGATGAGCATGAAGATTTTTGTCATGCCTTGGAGGAAGCCAAGATTCGAGAGATGATTTGGTGGGAAGATCATGCTCAAAGCTACCTTGTAGAGCATAAGGATGGGGAAAAGCTGAATGTTGGTCTATGGTCTAGATCGATGGCTGCTCGCTTCCCCAAGAAGTATTCAGAGCGTATTAAGCAAGAGCTAACTGGAGCAGAAGGCGCTCCATTGCTTAAAGGTGTAGAAATAACCTTTGTTGAGCCTAATGCAAGTCGAACAGAAGATTAAGGATGCAGTTTCTAGGATAAAGTTTCCTAAGAAATTTGAGGCACTTTTTAAGCCTGAAAAGGTTCGTTATCGCATTTTCTATGGTGGTCGAGGCGGAGCAAAGTCTTGGTGTTTCGCTAGGGCTTTACTGGCTAAAGGCACAAAAGAGCCTATGCGTATTCTTTGCGCCAGGGAATTTCAGACCTCCATCAAGGACTCAGTCCATAAGCTCCTATCAGACCAAATCTATGAATTGGGCATGGAGTCCTTTTATGAGATTACTCAGACCTCGATTCGAGGGCTAAATGGGACAGAGTTCATCTTTGTAGGCATCAAAAACAATACAAACAATGTGAAGTCTATCGAAGGTATCGATATTTGCTGGGTGGAAGAAGCTCAGTCCGTATCGGCAAACAGTTGGAATGTCCTAATACCAACGATTCGTAAGCAAGACTCAGAGATATGGGTATCTTTTAACCCTGAACTTCCTACAGATGACACTTGGAAGCGGTTTGTTGAGAATCCTCCTGAAAGCTCAGTAGTCGTAAAGGTGAACTGGTCGGACAATCCTTGGTTTCCTGAAACCTTGGATATGGAGCGTTTAGCCCTAAAGACTAGAGATCCTGGCGCTTATAACAATGTATGGGAAGGCGCTACTCGGAATACCATTGATGGAGCTATCTTTGCTAAAGAGATGGAGATGGCGGAGTTGGAGGGTAGGATTACCAATGTTCCTTATGACTCTACCAAGCCAGTTCATGCTATTTTTGACTTGGGATGGGCGGACAATACTGCCTGTTGGATTATCCAATTTATAGGCTTTGAAATCAGAGTATTGCGTTACTTTGAGGACAATCAAAAGACCATTCAGCATTATTTGAGCTTGATGCAGACCTTTGGCTATATGTATGACACCATTTGGCTTCCCCATGATGCTGCTGCAAAGTCGCTAGGAACAGGCAAATCCATCGAGGAAATTGTCAGAGCAACTGGATACAAAGTTCAAATCTTGGACAGAGTTCCTGTAGCCGACTCGATTAACGCTGCAAGGACAATATTTAATCGTTGTTATTTTGATAGAAAAAATACAGAAGAAGGTTTAAACTGCTTACGACATTATCGCTATGATGTTGATGAGCATGGGACTTTTAGCCAAAAGCCTCTCCACGACATCTACAGTCATGGTGCAGATGCTTGGCGCTATATTGGGCTTATGATAAATGAGCCTAAGAAAAGGCAACCAGCTAAACAAAATTATGCCCTTGGTGGCAGTTGGATGGGATAGATATGGCAGATTATCAAGATCAGGATTCAAGCGAAGATAGCAGAATCAATGATGCAAAGAAGTTCTTAAACCTTTGCAATGATGTTGATTCCAATAACAGAGCCGAGGCTCTAGACGATGTCCGCTTTTGCGCTGGGGATCAATGGCCTGTAGATGTGCAAAATAGCCGAGTTCTTGAATCTAGACCATGTTTGACGATTAACAAAGTTGAT